TGTTCGCAACCCGCTCGACCATCGCATCCGTGAGATTGATGGTGAGCTGCGGCTCATCCATGCTCGAGGTCGTCGCAACGTCATCCCATTGCTGACCCTCGCGGAACAGCATCGCCTCCTTGGCTCGACGACGATTGTCTCCGTCTGCATCCTCGCCGATCTGAAGCCGATCGCGGGCTTCTAGCCAGATCGCATCGTCCGAGATTGCGGCGAACTCGCGCTCGTCGTCTGTGCGCTCCGGGCCGTCCATTACTGCACCACCTCATCCGTCACCGGGAATTGCTTGCCGCACTGACGACACACATACGCATCCACATTCACCGCGTAGACCAGCAGGCAACGTTCGCCAGTTCCACCGCAGTCGCCTTCCTTGGCGGAAATAATGGCTACAGGCTGCGCATCCATGCGTTCGGCCCCCGTGGTCGCGGTCGGACTTCAATCGGCTTGATCTCTTCCGGCTTCTTGGTCAGGTGAGGAAACAGGGCCGACATGCCCCAGACCATCGCATCCAGCCGGTTAGGACTGTTCTCACCCATGTAGCCATGAGTCGTACAGGCACACGCTTCGTCTTCCAGTTCCCGGAAAATCCCAGCCATCCGGCATTTGCCAAGCTCGAATAGGGCGCTTACAGGCTCGGCGCGGACCATCTTGCCTCTGGATGCAGTCAACGGCGTAAAGGGCGTTCCAGGCCTCGCAGCCCTGATCGTCTGCCCGACCATCGCCCCACCGAAGTTGACCTCGGCAACGATGCGGTCAGCTTCCCATCGGTCATAAGCACCCGTAGCTAACCTTCCCCAAACCGCAGGGCCGGCCTTGCAGGTCAAGTCTTCAAGGACGTACCCATTGCCATCAATTCCGAGACCGCAGACCACAATGCCAATCTCGTCGTTGTCGATGTTGTTCTCGTCATCAGCACCAGACGGATCAACCGCGACCACAATCCGCACCATGTCGGGGATTTCCTTGTCGATCAACCTCCACCGGTCGAACGTTTCCTCGGTGAATAGGGCGTTGGGTGAAGCATCCCGGAACTCGCCCTCAAGGAATCGCTTGCGAAGCCTCGCAGGTAATGCTTCAAGCGTCTTGAGGTAGTCGGCGGATAGATTGGCCTGGTTGTCCACCGGATTCAGCCGCATGAAGGCGTAGTTCTCCGGGTCACCAAGGGGAGCCTTGCTCTCCGGATCGACCTTCGTCTTGAAGAGCCTGTAGGTCCAGTGCCCCTTGTCAGGCGGGTTCTCGTCGTAGTACATCCGAACGGGTAGAGGTTTGCCGGTCTGGTCATTGACCAGTTGAGCTAGCCGCGTCACCGCCATGTTGCGGGCGCTGTAGTTGATCTGGCTGCACTCGTTCAGGAAGATCGTTGAATACTCGTTCCCGAGAATCTTTTCGGTCCTTTCCTTGTCATCCAGTCCTCCAAACCATATCTCCGAGCCATTCGGGAAATAGGCAAAGAAGTCCGACTTGTTCAGCTCGTAATGAGCCTGAGGAAATACCTTGTCCATCACGGCAGGGAACGTGTCATAGACCACGGATTGCTTGACATGCCCGAACCGGAACCGAAGCACGGCATGGCGACTTGCATTGGCCCTTAGCGCCCTGGATACGATGGCGGCAATCAATAGAAACGTCTTGCCGCTTCTCGACCCTCCAGCCAGCATGATGTGCTTGGCAGGAGACGCAAGTAGCTCCAGCGCCTCGAGCTGGCGTTGCGTCCACTGGATCACACCTGAGCCAAGGCACTGTCAATCAGCACCGGCTGCGCCCCATCAGCCTTCGATTCCCGATTGGCGGCAAGTAACGCCAGTCCAGTCGCAGACGATTCATTCGCAAGCCGGGTCAGGGCCGCTACACCCTTCAACGCTTCCACCGACTCCAGCGGATTGGCATCATCAATCTTCTGGACCTCGCCATGGGCTAAGGCTTGAAGCCTATGGGCCGTGGCAGAGCCATACCGGGCTGCGGCGGCAAGGTTTCCGCTGATCGACCGCAACTCGTCGGCAAGCGTTACAGCAGCCGCTTGGGCCTGCGGTTGGAGCAATGCCAACTCGGCGCCAAGTTTCCGAATGGCTTCCTTTGGAAATTCTGAAAACCTTTGGGAAAGCACGCCTTGGGATATTCCGTATTCCCTGGAAAGGGATGCTTTGCTTTCGCCCCCGGCGATCCGCTTGGCGATCTCGTCCCATTGGGATGGCGTCAGCTTGGAGGGGCGCCCCATTAGGCGGCCTTGGGGTCATAGGTCTTCGCATACCAGCTTGATACGAAGTTCTGGCAGGCTGCGCTATTCGGGAATGTCAGTGCTCGCTCCGGTTTCCTTTGGTCGTATGGTTCCCCTAGGAGGGTCACGACGTATCCGCCGTCCATCTGGCGTACGTCCAAGAGTTGTCCTAGTACCCAATCTTCGGGAGGGATATCGGCGGCGGCTTCACGTGGAACATCGGACCAGTCCGGCAGGTCCACCCGCTTGATCGATAGCTTTTTGCGGTGCTCACCCATCCAGCACTCCGCTCACGTCCAGTTCCCGGCAGATCAGGTACTTTTTGTCCCCGTACATGATCTGCGGAAAGCTGTAGCCGCCGATATCGATTCCGCCCAATTCGACCAGATCGCCAGGCTTTACCTGCGTCTCGAGGAATCGGCTGGAATACTCGAATGACTTGCGCTTGTGCTTGTCCGGATGGTCATAGACCTTCGGATGCGTTCCTGGACCAATAGCAATTACTCGACCTCGTACGGGCTTGGTGTTCTCGACCACCGTAAGGGTTTTCGATAGATCGCGCTCAAGAGGTTCAACCAGCATGTAATCGAGTCGCATGCGGATCTGTTCGTTGGCGGCGATATAGGCGCGGCTGTCTTGGTTTAGCTCGGCGGAACGCCCGGATGATTTGATCATGCGTACCAGCTCCGATGACTCGCGCACGATTCAAGCTTTCGCAAGCGGTCGTCTAGGTCCTTGACGATTCTGGCCATATCGGCAAGATCCTTGACAATCTCATCGATCCATTCATCGACCCGATCAATCCGCTGATCTTCCCTCCGCCTCTCGGGGATCGGCGGCAGCGAGGCCTTGGCTAAGGCCATCAGTGGTGCTTTCTCTTCTCGCCGACCTCGATCTTGGCTTTGCCGCCTTGATCCTCGCCCTTGTACCCATCCAGCTTGTGCTTGATCCCGAGATTGTCTGCAATCGTGATGAGCAAGTCATTGTGGTGGCGCAGCATTTCGGCAGGACCTCCAACGGCTTCCTTGGCCTCTTTGGGCGTACTGATAGGGTCCTTCGCTGGACCTTCCTTCACGGGCTCGGCGGCCCTCTCAGGCTTGACCGGCTTACCAGATACGTCGCGCGGCATCAGTTCGACTCGCCGGATTTAAACACCTCGCCCTGATAAGCATCAGGCCCGCGAATCGGTCCAGTCTGCTTGCCAGTGCTCAACCCATCAGCCTCGAAGTGAGCCCCAGGAAGCTTCTGCTCGACCCGCGCACGCATTCCATGCACCGACAGATGCGCACTCCCAGCCCCCTTCGTGGAATCTTCCGGCCCACCGCCGAGGTTGAATCGAATGCGGGCGTTGGAAGTCATTTCTTTACGATTTGCCATGCCGGCGCTCCTTTTTGGCACTTTCTCGAGCCTCGGCGTAACCCACCGCGAGACGTTGTTTGCGATCCGGAAACTTCTTCTCTTCCGCCTTGTCACCGACAAAGCGGGAAATAAACTTCGATAGAGGCTCGCCACTTTCACGCTTCGGCATGTTGACTCCTGTAAGCCTCTACGTCAGCCGCAATCCACTCCGGCCTCACTCCACTCGTATAAACCCCGATCAACTCGCCCCTGACCCCTAGACCTCTCTTGGCAGGGAATGGGCGCGTCAGAAGTGATTCCCCATGTAAGCGAAGCTGGATACATCCCAACCGCTCGGCTTGCTCGGCAATCTGATACGGCCTTTTGGACCGCTGAATCTCGGCCCACCGTGCCCACGGGTTATGGAGTGATGGCATGGTCGCAAATGATAGTGGTGATTCGCGCCTATGCGTGACTAGTGAGTGCTACCAGTTATCACAGACTGCCCTTGGTTGGCGCATCGGCCTCGTCCACGTCAATAACCAGATGATCGCCATCCTCATAGTCGAGGGCGATCTTGCCGTCAGGACGACTCGACCAGCACGCGAGGTACGCGGTATGCGAATCCCGGAAGATCGCAATGGCACGCTTGCCCTTGGCGCACTCGAAAGCGTCCCCAAAGAGCATGATCGCGGCCTTGTCAGCCGTTGCAGTTGCCACAGGGACATGGCGGGCAGCGTCCGCCGACTTCTGGTCGTCGGACCACGCGGCATAGGTCGCCTGGGGCGTTGCAGCGGCCCTGGGGGCGATTGTTGGAACTTGGGCGCACGCGGATAGCGTGGTAACGCAAAGAGCGATGATGACCTTCATGCGGCCTCCGTTAGGCGCCACCGGCCGGCGGCGTATTCGATATGTCCCGCGTTTCGCAAGACTTGAAGTCGGCCCGCAAGTGTCTCGATCAGGCTGCGGCAGCCCAAGGGCCGAACTCCACGCTTACGGAGCCTCGCAACGATCAAGCGGACCTCGGCGCCTTCGGCCTCAATGGCGGCGATCAAGGCAACGTCGAACCCGGTTATTGCGTCCACCGCATTGCGTCGAGTCTGTCTCTCTGGGCTGCGGCGGTCCGCCAGCGTCTGTACGCCTCGGTCATGCTGTTGCCTACCGCCAGGATCGGCAGCGGACTCAGACGGTCGATGCAGACCCATCGATGGCCTACTGGCACAAGAATCGGATCGTGAGGAACACGCACGCTTCAAGGCGTCCCTAGAGCCTGTTGCAGCCATTTCAAAGCCTGCCCGTTGTGAACTTGGTCCGTGGTCACTCGAAGCACCCTATACCCCATGCAGGCCAAAGCGTTGTACTTTTCCGTGTCCCGAGTAAACCCGACACCGGAGGTATGTCGGCTCTTGCCCCAGATACCCCCCTCGACTTCGAGGATCAGCTTGTGCGCCGGCCAGCTAAAGTCGGTGCGGTGATGGCGAGGTCGAAATCTCTGCACCTTTGCTGCCAAGGAGTCACGGTTTTATCTCGTCGTACTGAATGCAAACCGGGTCAAGCTGCCGCCAATATCTCTTGACTTTTGAGCCCTGGGAATGTTCTACCCAGCGCATCTCGGTTTTGCTGCACTCCCATTCATTCATGCGGAGCGTTACTGTCTGGACTCCATCCCCGAAAATCGAGGTCGCAGCCGATAAGATCAGAGCTACCACTACCACAGCAGTAAAAATTACCGCGAATGGCATCACCAAATAAACCGTGCCGAAGTCGATAAGTCCAAACATCCAGTCGCCAAATCTAGAATCGCCGATGGGACGCATCAAACGGCCCCCGGCTTTGGCCTATGCGGCGCACTCTCTTCGTGCTCCTGCGAGGTAGGTGGTCGGCCCTCAGCAGCCGGATTCTGCGGATCGAAAGGCAAACAGCCGAGTACACCGCTTGTAACCGCGTCGTCCGCGTCCCATTTGGCTTGGTACGTGTCTCGAGCCTGGACGCACTCGGCGGCAGTGTCGTAGACGTGATACATGCTGTGCGTGCCTTCAGACATTACGAACATGGCGAGCAGAATTGCTTTCATTTGCCGACTCCTAGCGCCTCGCGCACGAGCTGCAGCGCTTGGCCGTTGTGGACGAGATCGTGATGCACGCGCAGCACGCGCCAGCCCGCGCAGGCCGCTGCGTTGTACTTTTCCATGTCGTCTCTCATGCCGGCGCCGCGAGAGTGCCTGCCGGCCGTCCAGATGCCCCCTTCAATCTCCAGCGCGACCTTGGCGTCCGGAAATGCGAAGTCGAATCGCCAGCGGCGGGGCGGCGCAAAGCGGTACTCGCGCACGGGTTCTGGCAGGTCGAACTCCAGGCCGATGGCCAGCGCCATCACCGTCTCGAGGTCCAGGCTGCTACCACGTCGGCGCGCGTTGCCTCCGCCTCGTCCGGTCCGTGCTGTACCGACCAGCGTTCGAGCGTCGCTCGCCGGTAGTCTTTGCTGTGCCACGGAAGTAGCAGATACCTCAGCCGGCAGCAACGACGCGTCGATTGATACTCGCCGACGACTTCTCGGCGTGCGCGGTCGCATAGCGGGCAATTGGTCATTCACCGCTTACCCTTCCATTCCTCGTCTTTGTGAATGGTTTTCTTGAAGCAGATATTGGCGCCCGAGTGATAAACGACAACGCCCTCGGGGTTCAAAAAGCCGTGCACCGCGAAACTGCCATTGTCCTGCA